ATGAAAAATGGAATCCGAAATATAAGGCCCAGGCACACGTTTACATGGTTCTATGTGATTTGGAAGAGTGCATGGTGGTAGTCGAAAATAAAAACGATTCCAACTTATATATTGAAACACTGAAACTTGACCGCGACTATGTGACCAAATTATTAATCGATGTATTTGCAGCGATAACACCGGACACTCCTCCTGACCGGATGTGTCCAGACGTTTCATGGTATGAATCCAAATGCTGCAAATATCAGGAAGTCTGTTTCACGTGAAAGGGGAGGGAATATGGATAAGGACACTAAGAGTTTTGCAGTCGTTTGCGCCATAGTCGGAATCCTTTTGACGCTGGTAATGCTTTACTACGCCAACAAATCAGATCGGCTGATTGACGACTATGCAAAAGGGACGCTCACGCTGAACCTTGAAAAAACAGGGTGGGCGCAAGGACGGGATAAGAACGGAAACATAACCTACAAACAAGAGAATCAATCGGAGCTTGCGAAGTCCGAATGTCCCGATCACCCCGGCAACACCTACAACGCCGAATACTGCGCCTCCTGCGCCAAACGGCAAGGATGCCCGGCTTGGTAACAATCCATACTCCTTACTTGCAACCTTTCAGGCCCGGTAGGAGCCGCATTTTTGGAATCCTACCACTTAAAGAGATGGAATCATGAACGACAAAGAAATAACCGCCCTATACAACGCCGAATACAGGGCGTTACATAGGGAAGAGCTGAACAGGAAACAGCGGGAGAGATACCAGCGTGAACCGGCTTATCGTGAGTATCAGATAACGTATCAAGCGGAATACAGGAGTTTATAATGGCAGTCTGGACGGCGTTTAGTGTTGGGCTTTTCTTGGGTGTAGTCGGAGCGTTTCTGGTGATAGGCTTACTGCTAATGGTGAGGGACGGGAGATAATGGAGATAAGGAACGCATGACTCACTTTAAAATACTGCAAGGCGATTGCCTACAACAGTTAAAAACTTTGCCGGATAAAACTATTCAGTGCTGTGTTACTTCACCGCCGTATTATGGTTTAAGGGATTATGGTGTTGATGGGCAGATCGGCCTTGAAGGAACGCCCGATGAATACGTTGAAAAGCTGGTTGCCGTGTTTACAGAAGTCAAGCGGGTGCTGCGGGATGATGGTACACTGTGGCTGAATTTGGGGGATAGTTATGCGGGAAGCGGCAAGGGCATTGGTTCAGACCACGGGAAGGCGGTATTTACTGACGGAGAAATCGCAAAAACAGATTGGCGTAAAACATGTTTAAAACCAAAAGATTTAGTTGGCATCCCGTGGCGCGTTGCTTTCGCCCTTCAATCTGACGGCTGGTATTTAAGACAGGACATTATCTGGGCGAAACCCAATCCTATGCCGGAAAGCGTCACAGACCGTTGCACAAAATCACATGAGTATATTTTCCTGCTGACTAAATCGGCAAGGTATTATTACGACAATGAGGCGATAAAAGAATGGTCTATTGACAAAGAAAGTTTGACGGGGCGTAGGCCAAGAAACGCTGGGAAAATGGACAGCGTTGACGCTGATAATTATAAATTTCATGGAAGCGTTGATGAAAATGGAAAACTACGACACGGGCAGATATATGAAATGAGAAACCGCCGTTCCGTCTGGACAATAACCACCAAACCCTACAAAGAAGCCCACTTTGCCACGTTCCCGCCGGAAATACCGGAAATATGCATCAGGGCGGGGAGTAAACCGGGCGACACTATCCTAGACCCTTTCTGCGGAAGTGGCACTACGGGCGAAGTAGCAATGAAACTTGACCGTAATTTCATCGGAATTGAACTCAACGAAAAATACGTCAATGATTTGATTATTCCAAGATTAGAAAATGTTGACCCGTTATTTAATCTTTCGGTGATTTCATGACGCGCATCCAGCAGCCATTAGTTGTTATCTGAGTTATTAAGGGGGAAGGTGAAATGGATGTCCATATCAGAAAGCTACCTGGTAGCAACACAGAAGAAGAATTTTATCTTGTTTCGGATGTACGAGAACTTGAAACAGCAAGAGATAAACTTGCGGCTGAAACGGACGAACTTTTTAACGATGCTATGGTTATGGCATTGCGGTTATACGGAGAAGACCCGCAGACATTCGGGCCTGAATGTTGGGATGTAATGCAGAAATGGGGGCCAAAGGTAAAGGCCATATTAGACAGCTAACAGCGCAATAAGTGGAATTTGGAGGTCAGCATGATCGATATATCTAAAGGCAGATATTGGGATAACGCCGCCTTAACCGGCGCCGAAGGCGTCCGAGCGGATATGCCCGGATGTGTCATGGTATGAATCAAAATGCTGCAAATATCAGGAAGTCTGTTTCACATGAAAGGGGAATAAAGTGAAAGTGAACCTGTTATTTTGGAAAAAGAAAAGCGCGCCGATGGAGCGCCCGATTGACCAGGCGATCCGCGAGCACTTTCGGCTGCTGGACAAATGGAACCACGCGCAGCGAAAGGAGATTATCGCGGCGATCCTGAACCGGGAGTATCCGGGGAAGCACCTGCATGGCAACCCCGTTAAGAAGCCGAAGCAAACGGAGATTAAGGCATCATAACCCCGCTTGTATGATTCTGGCGGAGGGGGCGTATGACCCCCTCCAAAGGAAAGGAAAGAGGACAGCATGAAAAAAATTAATGGAAATTGTCTCTCGTGCAAAAAGCACAACACATCAACATGCGCTGTTTACCGCGACACCGGCAAGCGCCCGAACGACGGTGACTGGTGTTACGGATACGCGAAAAAGAAAGTAAGAGGGAGGGAAGATGACCAAACTTAAAAAGTTTTTAGAAGAACGTGGATATAAATTTTATAGGGATTATATCGACCGTGCCAATCTCTGTGACTGGTTGCATGTAAAAGAACAGAATCAAAGAGGGAATGTACCAGCAATGAAAAGCCAGTTCAGGTAGTAGTATCGCCTCATCAATATGATTATAACGGGAAGATTTCTAAAAGCGTAGAAGTTAGCATTACCGCTGAATTTAACGGTATATGGTGGAAATTAGATGCGTATAGTTTGGCTCCAGTAGATGTAATTAAAAATATTGATATGATCGAGGCCAGTTTAGTCAAAGCATGGGAGGCTTTATGACAAGAAAAGAACTTGACGAACACCTGAATATCATCAAGGCCCACAGTTTGGGAAAAGGCCAAAAAACATTAATATGCCTGACCATAAACTTCAAGACCTGATTCTAGGAATGGTTCAGGCACAACAAGAGTTACGCAAACGGAAAGAGTATGATGTTATAAGGACTGCTGCTTTATATGCATGGCAGGTGAAAGAGGAACAACGATGAAAAAACTAATAAGCTTTAAGAAGTTGAAATCAATCTGTGTGTTTGAAGATGCCGCAATCTATACCAGCCCAACTGAGGACGGAAGGGGAAGTCTTTATAGCGCATCAACTTGCACCCATAAAGATGGTGGAGATAAACTATGCTGTTCAAAGAACTGCCCGATCTGGAGGAAATTGAAATGAAACTAAGCGAATTACACTATTTATCAACAAGGAGGAACTTATGACTGGCAATGAAGACTTGACCGTACAATTTGGTGAAGATCCTCCGTGGGACGATCTTCCGCCTGTTGATCAGGAGAAAGCGAATAAAGAACTTGAGTCGCGGTTGATATTCGACTCCTGGACATGCCGCTTTTGCGGCGGGACATTCGCGGATCGTACACTTGCAATCAAGCACGCCATTGATTGCGATTATAATGAAGATGTGCATTCGTGCGCCACCTGTGCATCGTATGAGATCGGTGAGGACACGCTAGATGGATACCGTCACATCTGCAAGGGGAACCCAAAACGAATAGACACATGGATGAAACATTGCCCGGAGTGGATTGGAGCATAACGCTAAAATCAGCCGGAGCGCAGCGATCGGCTGGAGTGCATTGTTATGCTGGTTTGTTGAGGTAATATGGTTGATATAAAATTCATACACGGCGATTGCTTAGAAATTATGCCGACTTTAGCGGACAAGTCCATTGACATGATTCTCTGTGACTTACCCTATGGCACGACCGCCTGCAAGTGGGACACCATCATTCCCTTTGAACCGCTTTGGAAGCAATACAAGCGGCTGATTAAGGATAACGGGGCGATTGTGCTGACGGCAAGCCAACCGTTTACGAGTGCTTTAGTGATGAGTAATCCTGATATGTTTAAGTATGAGATTATATGGGAAAAAAATAAACCAAGTGGCATAGCAACTGCTAATAAAATGCCAATGAAAAATCACGAAAATATATGCGTATTTTACAAAAGTCAACCCATTTTTAATGCGATAAAAAGTGAAACAAAATCTATTTCATCGTTAAATAATGCATTAAAAGGTTACACCAACCAAAACAAATCGTTATCTAATATAACAGGACTAAAAGGTGTCCCTGTTAAATGGAGTAAAATGATAAACCCTAGAACGGTTCTAAGGTTTAATGTTGTAGGAAATAGAGATAAAAATCGTGTTCACCCCACCCAAAAACCAGTAGCCCTGTTTGAATACCTTATCCGCACCTACACGAATGAAGGCGACACGGTACTTGATAATTGCGCGGGAAGTGGCACAACTGGAATAGCGGCATTACATACAAAAAGAAATGCAATTTTGATTGAGAAAGATGAACAGTATTTTAACGCGGCAAAGGAGCGATTTGACCGGGAGACCCGGCAAGTTGCAATGTGGTAGCATAACGAAAAATCACCCGGAGCGCAGCGATCGGCTGGATTGCCGGGTTAGTTTTTTGTTTACCAACAAGCAGGAGATATTTTGAAATGAACTACCGTGTAAAATACTGGAGATGGATTAACGAACAAGCCGGAGAGTGGTACAGAACCGGCTTAATGACAAAAGAAAATGCTGAAAAAGTCGCTGAAAGTTTCCGACAATCACATGAGCAAGTGGAGGTGTATTTTGATGATGACGGAAAGGGGAACCATTTGCAAAGACAGTGAAGCGATGACAATCATAGTGGACGGGAAAACAGCATACAGCGGGAAAGATTACCCTGTGCATAGCAACGCACCTTGGAGGATTGAAGGCGAGAATGTGAAAACAGCCATTTCTTCTGGATGCAAGCACATAGCGATGGTGAACTATTTTGATTGTGGCATCGGCGATCCACGTAGCATTTCCAAGGAAGAACACGAGGCCAACGCCAAACTGATTGCTGCCGCCCCTGAAATGCTGGAGGTGTTGCGCTGGTTGGATGCGGAGATGGACTGTCGGGCCGATGATTACGGTGGGGTGCTGTTTTCGCGTGGTGATTTTGAAAAGGTGCGGCGGGCAATCAAGCTGGCGATGGAAGGCTAACAATTAATATACGCAGTGTGTTTTTGCTGGCATTTTGTCCATTGCGTTTTTTACGGAGAATGAATAATTGTTGACCGCCGCCGCAAAATATGATTGCCATCTTTGCATGAAAGGTGCAACTCGCCTTACTTAATTCACCAAATTCGCACGCACCGCCTTCGGCGCGTTCTGCATCCTAGTCGCCTGCCCTCTCATTGATGCGAAAGTAATTTTCGGCGCCTCGCCGTCCTTTAAATCCTTAACCTTCTCGTTATACTCCCGGACCGCCTTGACGATCTTTTTATGCTCTTCCTTGTCCTGCTTTCCAAGCAGCCAGGCCCGATAACGCTGGTAGATTGATTGTCGCAGCTCGGCATAATGGGAAGATTGGCGCTTCCCTTCCCATGTGCGTTCGGACAAGACGGCCTGCCTGGTTGACCGGAACCCGGCCGCCCGCGCAACCGTTTCTCCAGCAGACGGCTCAAGCGGCCGACCGCGCTCGTCCCAAACCCGGTTGTTTGCACGAGTTGATACACCTTCCCGCGCTTCCCGCGCTGCCCTGATCGGATTTGCGAGGCCCGTCGGTAAAAAACTTTCGACGGCTTTACTGTATTGCCCGCGCATAAGCGCCTTGCCGCCGGTCATCGCCGAATCGGCAACGCCACCAATCGCCCCGGTCAACTCCAGCATATTGCGAGGAATGCCCACGCCGATAGAAAGCGATCCGGAAATATCCACGCCAGCGGCGCCGGTCAGTCCGTGCCGGCCAACCCTCTCGGTCGTGTCGCCCAGGTGTTCCCGGATCGTATCCCATACCCACTTTTCCGGATCCCGATCTTCTCCGAACAACGACCGCAAAACGAACCCGGCAACCGCAAATATCGTGTCCTTGAACGGCAGCGCTGCGCCTCCAGCGACAACGATCGGCGACAGAAACGCGAACATCGCCGCCTTGACATTATGCTTTTTAAAGCCCAGGTCGTAAAGCATTTGCAGATAGTTGTGCGAGAACTTCGAATAGATATACATCATCTGCCCGATTTTGGCCGCCGGATTCTGCCCCTGCGCCCACATCGGCAGGGTCGCGCGTCCGTAAACGCCATGAGCCCGGTCAGACGATTCTTTCGCGGCCTCTGCGGCTGCCGCATGATCTAGTCCACGCTTACGGGCCAGGCGGTAAGCCGCGAGCATGGTCGTCCCTCTGTTCCATTGCTCCGACTTCCCAAATAGATACATGGATGCATCCATCATGGTCGCCCACACGCGAGAATGCGTCTTCTCCATCGTGCCGAGGGCGTCCCTGGTATATTGCGCGTCATCCCAGCCCTTTTTATGGACATCATCGAGAAATGTCTGCTCGCCTGCATTTGCCAACTTCTTGCCTGCGAGCACGGCCGCATAATCCTTGCCTGCCCTTCCAATGGCGTCATAGACGCGATACATCGAGCCGGTGCCGCCCATCGCATATTGATGGATCGATGCCGGCGCCGTCGTGACGATTGCCGTCATGTTCACGGCCAAGGAACGGAGATTGAAGCCCAGGAATTTGAACGTCGCAATAGACTTTGCGATACCGATAACGCGGTCCGATGCGTCCAGATTGCGAAGTTGTTCACGGATATACGCCGTCGCGACCTCGTATTCTTTCGGCTCCTTGGCCGGATCGATGCCGCCGACGAGCTTGCCCTTTACCTTCTCGCCCAGCAGCTCGGCCATTGCCATGCGGGCAACGCGGGCCTTCGCCGTGCCGCTTGCGATTTGATTCATGTAAAGGACGTTCCGGCGGATAGGGTCCTCAATATAGCCTTTAACGACTCGGCCCTCTTGCCGGTGCATCATGTGAGAGCGGAAGCCGCGAGCGCGGATTTCGTCCGCCACGGCAGCCAGCAAGTCGCGGTTAAACTGCGCTGTGAGTATCGGCCCAAACCCTTCTTTGTTTTCGAGGCGGTCCAGCGCGGCATCAATCAGCTTTGCCGTCGCGAGCGCGTTCGTGTCCTGGTAAACGTCCTCGGGCAGCTTCTCGACGCGGCCAATGTCGTAAACCTTCCAGCCGTCGCGCTCCAGGTTTTTCGCCAATCTCCGCGCCGCCAATTCAGAGCCTCGATGATCGCGATACCATTCTTTATTGTTTTTATCGCCCTTATAGGCCAGCACCTTCCAATCGCCCGTTTCGCGGATACGCGGAGCATAGAAGCCGCGCCATTGCTCCATCTGCGCCAACGCCCCTTTGAGCGTATCCTTGAGTTGATCCAGGTCCGGCGACGTTCCTTTTTCGGCCGCCTCTGCAATAATATCGGCGATCATTCGGCGCATTTCCCGCGTCTGAACGTCCAGCGCCTTGTCGTATGAGTCACGGTAAAGCCGCCACACACGCACAACGTCGTCGCTCGCGCCGTTGTCACGCATATAATTTTCGCAGTCTTTCAGATTTTCCTCGATGGTCTTCTTTGGGTTTCGCTTATATTGCGTGTCGAAGTAATCAAGGAAGTGCTCAAGTTGCTGATATTCCTTTGACGCTTTCCCCGTAACGCGCTCTCGAAGCGTCAGCCCCTTATTCTTTAGGGCCTGGGCGGCCGACGCGACCGTTTCCCCTTCGGTCTTCGGTTGCGCCACGGCATTCAATTCATTAAATGTTTCGTGGTAAATTTCATTCCGGTCGCGGACGAACAGGCGGACGATCTTGCTGATTTGAGGATGGTCCATCCATTCAGGCGATTTCAAAATGGTTTCCAGCCATGTCATATTCTGCGGCCGGAGCTTGTTCAGGATCGTCTGGACAATGGCATCCGTTTCATCTTTCAGGTAAAGGTTTAAAACCTTCGGGTCTTTGGATGCAGGCGGGTCTTGATGCTTCCGGATACCTTCGCGAGAGCCCAGGGAATAAAATTCTGCTCCGATAGGCACGGCCGGAATTCCACCTTTTTCGGACATGGCGCCGGAAGGTCCGATAATGTCAAGAAGCCTCTGCCCGGCGATCCTTGCGAACGCAGCAGCGTTTCTTGCCTCCGCGTAGTCGATTTCTCTTGTCGGGCTGTAAATAATCATCGCCCTTGCGTTCCGCGTTTCGAGATTTTTCAGCAGCTCCGTTTGCGCCTTGCCTCTGATTGTGCGGTAATCCGATAAATCAATAAAGCCCGCGACGGCGTGGTTTCCGTCGAGCAGCAGCGTCCCGCCGTTGGGGACATAGCGCCGCACCGCCAGGGCCGCATCGGTGGACGAACTAATCTTTTCCCCGTTGTGAACTTGCTGGTATACGCGGCCCACGAGCGGGATTTTTTTTGTGACGCCCTCTTGCGGTTCTATCGCCACGGCGTCATCGTATGTCAAATATGATGAGTAATGCGTGCGCGTGACGGCGAGCCCGTCGAGGACTTCTATTTCCGACCCACGGGCCAGGTCGATCACTTCCCGATAAAATGTTCTGTCTTCGTTGGACAGCGCGGGGGTTTGCGAAGGATGTTGATGCACCATAATGATAGACTTCGCGCCGGGCGTGTTGAGCGCTTCACCTAAAATGGTGCCAGCGTCAGCGTCGGCCCGCCCTCGCGTTCCTATCGTGTGTCGGTAGACGTGAAGAATCTTGTCCTTGCCGTCAAGAACAAATGACAGGAAATTCTCGTCAGGATATTTTCCTAGGTAGTTTGACGCGATACGCGCAACGTCGCGCGGCGTCGTGATTTTTCTTCCGGAGCCCGTGATGAAGCCGGCCTTTTCGCGGCCGACGACATTCGGCCTGTAGGATGATAGGGCGGCATTTCCTCCGGTATCGATCCGGCCAGCGTCTCCGGTGGCATCGGATACATAACCTGTTTTCGCTTCGCTTTCATGTCTGTGATTATAAGCCCTTTCGGGCGTGTTGTCAATCTGCTTGCCCCATATTCGCCCGGTCTTAATGTCCCGTACAATGCCGCCTGCCGTCCTGATACCAAAGGCGTTTATGATCCGGTCAATGAATTCCCGAACCCTGGCGATGATCCGCCCGACGGTCCCGCTGGGCACGACTTCCTGGTTGAGAGCCGTCGCGATAAATTCCGCCCGGTCTTCCGCGCCGCCGATGTCGTCTTTGTTCTGCGGCTCAAATTTCCCCTCGCGCGTCAGGCGCTTGATGCGGCCTTTCAGTGCGGCCACGTCCAGGCTATTTAAAACGCCTATATCTTCCATGAAGTGAACGGATTCATGTGCCAGCGTGTATTTATCGCCCGCCCCTCGGACAAGCTGAATCAGGCCGGAGCGGTATTTTCCGGCGATAACATCCTTTTCCGAAAGGGATGATTTCCCGTATCCAATTTTTAGCGATAACGTATCGGCATCAATCCTGTCCACGCCCTCAATAAGAACGCTCCCGGATTTCGTCTTGACGATAAAGCCCTTGTCGGTTTCAGTCACGTCCTGGCCGGTAAAGACTTTTTTCACGTCGTCGATGGTGGGCATCGGCACAGCGCCGGCCTGATCTTCCGTTGAATATTGAGGCTTGACAAGATCATATTCAAAGAGTATCTTCTTATCAGAGCCGAGTTTGGAGCCTCTCACCGTGGGCAATTGTAGCCCACTTGTCACGCTCCATGCGCGGCTTTTCTTTTTGTTCATGTACCGTAGGGCATCGTTTCTCACAGAATACTGCCCCAGGTCATTCATAACTTCCGCGTCCATGCCGGACACGTCGCCCGCCTTTCGCACGTTTCCCTGTGCGCTCACTATCGGCCGGCTACTGATAATCTCCGCGATAGCATTGACTCCGGCCGCTTTTTCCGTCGGAATAAAAAGGCGCGTAATGTATTGGATGCGCTCGGAGAAAACGCCGTATTTTTGCAGCTCGTTGAAGTGCGAGAAATAAGAAGCGCCTTCCAGCTCGATTCGATGCTCCCCGGCGACCTTCCGGCGCCGAATCTCCCAATTATTCGACAAGGTATAGACAAAGCCGTGATTCAGGACCTTATCGAAAACATCCTCGGGCGCGTATTGCGCGGACTTCCTCTGTGCCCCGAGCCTGTTCAGCGTATCTGCGAGGAATCTATCTTCAATTACGCGGCCGATAATATTCCGGCCGTCAACATTGAGCCGATATATCTTTGCCGCGCCCGTCGGCAAGCGGTCCCATACTGGCAGGATCGCGCCCGTGATCATGTGAACGCGCTCCTTAACCTCTTTAGGCTGCGCCTTTAAGTCCGCATTCCATAGCGTTTCCGCGCTTCCTTCAATTTTCTGATACCGCTCGGGGTCGTTGACGGCTTCGGCGGGAATATCGTGGTAGTTGTAGTTTGCCCCGACGCCGACGTAAACCTCTTTAACGTCGCCCGTCCTTGAGTCTGTCCGCGTTTTCTTTGTCGCCAGCGCCCACACGCGCCCGCTCTTAACATTCTTCACATACCCGTGACCGGCGTAGCCCTTACTGCCTTCGAAGTCCAGCAACTTCGCATCGTGCGTTAATTCAACTTCAATGTATGTCGCCTTGGCTCCGGTCCGGACGTCTTCATGAACAACGCTCTCGTCAACCTTTTCCGTTTTCTTTGCCCGGATCGTTTCGACGCCAACGTCAAGAGTCCCGTTTTCAATCGCCTGCGCCACCTTGATATTGAGCCGCTTGGCAAATTCCCCGAATAATGCGTTTTGCCGCTCGATCTTTAGATTCAGGATGCGATTCAGGAATTGCGTGATTTCTGGCAAGTTCTTGTTCAGCGCTCCGGTGGTGTCGTCAATAAGGCGGTCCATTCCGGTTTCTTCGACGAACTCGTTCATCGTTATGCCGGGCACTTCATCGTGATAAATGTCTTCGATAAGTTGCCGCCATGCGTCTTTCGCTTCCGTGCTTTCCAGGTTATCCCGTGCGCTGAAAAGCCCCTGATTGCCCGTGTCGCGCGATCCGCGCGTCAGTGCCCCGAGCTGGCTCAATCGCCTGGCAATGGTAGAGATAAATCGCTTCTGGCCGTCAAGGTCAGTTGACACAAGTATCCAATCCGGCGCCTGTGCCTGGTTTGTTCTGTGTGAGCGACCGAGCCCCTGCACGGCCGAATCGGCCCGCCAGCCGGCTTGTGCAACATAATGCCGCCGCTTCCTCCTGTTCTTTGCGGTATTGTCCGCGTGATAGCTGCGGCCCGTTCCGCCAGCCTGGGAGAAGACGAGAATCTTTTTCCGGTCCTCCATAAAGGCGTCGGCGTCCGCCATGCTCTTGTTCTTGCCCCACGGCTCAATGACGCGCTTTCGCCCATCTGCGGTATCTTTATAAACAACCCGGCGCGTGCGTCCAGTAACCTCGGCCACGTTATCGACGCCGAAGTGATCCATAATGATTTCCAGAGGCCCATCGGGCACGCGGATGGACCCGAGCCGATTAAGCAGCTCGTCGCGCATCTCGACGGCTTCCTGATTCAAGACAGGATTGCCGGCTGAGTCCACGACCAGCCTTGACCGCCTATTCCCGTCGTCATCCTCATAAATCTCGTATTGGTTCACAGGGAATGAGTTTTGGATATACTCCATCAGCATTTCGCGCGGCGTAATGTCCAGGTCTTCCAGGCTGTCATCTTCTTCAATGCGCCCTATTGCCCTTTCCTGTGCTGCCTCATTGGTGTTGACGAGCTGGATAATTGGAGCGCGGCCAGCCGCAAGGTCTTTCTCAAGGGCAGAGATAAGAGACGGCATTTGCATGGCCGTAACAATCTGATTCCAAAACCTTTGATTCGTACCCCATAGCGCGGAGCGGATATGTGCCTTTGCGTCAGAGTTTAGCGTCACGCCGTTTTCGTCGACAACGTGCGTGGCGGCCATCGCCGCCTCAATATTCCGCTGGACAATCTGCCATGCGCCGGCAAGTTCGTCATATACCGTGCGCTGTTCCGGTGTGAGTTCGTGCGTCAAGCGATCTACTGTAATGTCGTCATAGGCAAGCGAGCGGGCCATATAGGAGCCGCTGGCCTTGAGGTTCATGGCGACCATTTCCATTGCGGTAATGCCGCCAGCGGAAATGCTCGTCACAAAGTCTTGCGATTTCGGGAAAGGCGTTCTATCACCCCAAAGCCCCAGGCGCTCGGCATAGGCAAGGTTCATTACTTCCGTCGCGCCGGTCGCCGACACATACAGGACGCGGGCATTAGGTAGAGCCCTTTGTAGCTCGATGCCGGTCAAAGCCGTTTCCGACGCCTTTGTTTTTCCGCGATCCGTCTTAACGCTCAAGGCGTTGCCCATGTTGTGAGCTTCGTCGAAAACGATAACGCCGTCAAAGTCTTCCCCTAGCCACGAAACGAGCTGATTCAGGCGGCTTAACTGGCGTCCTTCCTTGACTCTTTTTGAGCGAAGCGTCCCGTAGCCGACAAACGCAATCCCCTCTTTCTGTTTTACGGCCGCATCCAAGGGAATCTTGCCGAAGTCGAAAAGCACCCCCTTGTCCCAACCAACGCCTTTAACGTCGCGCTCGGCGTCCTTCAAGAGCGGAGTGTTTTGGCTTAACCAAACGTGCTTTTTGCGGCCGTGATTCCAGTTATCCCACAAGATCGATGCAATTTCGCGGCCCTTGCCAACGCCTGTGCCGTCGCCGATAAAGAAGCCCCTGCGGCTACCATCTGGCAATAGCTCGTTATGGGCCTGCCCCGCATACACGACGGCCTCAAGCTGCGCAATGCTGATAGCGCCTGATTTTATTGCTCGTTCTGGAATCTTTGGGGAATATGTCGGGTTGACCGGCTCGACGGATGCCATTGCGGCCGACTCAACCAGCTTGCCGGGATGGTCCTGTGCCCCGGGGATTGATAGCTTTGCCGGTTTATACTGGTCATAAACTGAATCAGAGAGCTCGTCGCTGTGTTTTTCAAGGTCCGCCCTCTGTTCGACGGATAAGCCTGCTACGTCCTCCGCCGATACATCTTGCTCGGATAGGCCGGCAGCGTCAACGTCAGTTGATCGTTTAGGGTTGACAGAAGCTCCAGGGCCAGGTCTTCCGGATCTTTTACCTTCGACCAATTCACTGGACTGATCGGCTGCCCGTCCATCGTTGTCAGATATTTCATCGCGTTTTCCGGTTTCCAGCTCGGCATTTCCTGGACCGTGCTTTTTAGGCGGCCGTCCTGATCGTCTATCAGGTCGAGCCCCCATGTCATCATCTGCAAACAATAGAGCTGTTCCGGGTTGATGACTTGCTTTAGTTCCGCCAGGGCCTTTTTGCTCGCTCGGTTCACCCGGAGATTGTTCTCCTGTATTTTCTCTTTCATTGCGCACCCCTTCAAGGAGATCTATTAAGTCTTCAACTTTTGCAACTCGGCCCGTAACAGTCTCGCCTTTATTATCTTTATTGGCAGCGGGTTTGTCAATTACCAATATCCGATTATCGAAAGTCGTGCCGTATTTTGCATATTCGCGCCCGTCGATTCCGATGTTCGCCCTGATGCTGTATGTCTGCCCGAGCTTTTCAAACCACGGCTTGAACGTCGCCGCATCATGCGCCATACCCTGGCCAACAATCGCCACCAGGCGGCCGCCAATCTGCAATCGCTTGAGCGCCTGTTCAATATGGACCGCCGCGTTCGTTGTCTTTCGCTGGCCCTTGATCCGGCCCGCCGTGGATGAAAACGGCGGATTCATCACTACGACGGTCGGCCTTGCGTCTTTCGGCAATATATTATTGAGCTGCTCTGCATTTTCCGTGAAGACACGATCAAACCCCAGCGCTTTCAATATCGCGCTCCGGCGCGGCGACAACTCATTGACAATCGTTTCTTTAACTCCGGCAAGTTTCCCGAATACGGCAAGCCCGCCAGTCCCGGCCGATGGCTCAAGGTAAACATCGCTGGCTGATAGGTTCGCTACCCAATTTGCAACATAAGCCAGGTGCGGCGGCGTGGAAAATTGCTGGAACTCGTCCATTTCGGCCGTTCGCGTCGTCTGCGTGGGAATGATTTCAGCAATTTCCTTTAAGTCCCGTATCCGGCTTTTGCTGTATCTCTCCTCTCCATGCAAAATAAACTGTGACGGCTGCTCGGAAATATACAGATTGACGCCCATTTCAAGCGCGTCATAGGCATCTTTCGCTGAATACCGCCCCTCTGCCAGCGTTCCGCCGAACGCCTTATCGCACATCGCAAAGAGATCATTGCGAGTAAACTTCGCCCCGTCCTTTATTTTCCCAGCTACCTTACCCGCGACCTTCTTGAAAGGGGCGATTGCTTCATCCGGCGACTTGCTGCTCTCCGGTTCGCTTACATACCTGGACGCGGCCGCCTCATATATTTCTTTGGCCTTCCCGTCTGGCATGGCATCGACCGCGCCGAATAAATAGGCTTTTGCATCGAGCGCCTTTTCCTTTGCCCTCCGGACGATTTCAGACAGATAAGGCTTTAGCTTTTGGTAAAGCGTTTCATCCAATTCTGATTTTTTCGTTGAAAATGATCCGCGTTCGCCCAGGTGTTCATTGATAATATCGAACATTTCCCCCACAAGGGCGGACGTGCTTTTGCCTGACAGGTCTGACGGCCCGCCAGCCGCGGCATAATCACTCGCGGCGCCCTCCTGGCCGAACAGGTCCGTATTTTTTATGGCCGGTTGCTGGGGCAGCGATCCGCTTACTTCTGTTTCTGGATTGGTTAAAGTGAAAGTCTCGGCGGCCGATGCGCCGGGAATGTTCGCCTGATCTTTTTCAAGGTCGATGGCGTTTCTTTTGTTCGCGCCCTTAAACACAACTAATTCGGGCTCGTCAAACGTCCCTGATTCATATTGTATGGAATCGTAGCCTTTGCTCTGTGCGTATTGCTTTGCAAGATAATCAAACTTCTGTTCTTTTGGCAGGTCAAGGCTTTCGGCGAGCGGGTCGCCATCGTATCCGATTAACTCCGCAAGCTCCGGCTTGCCTGAAACGACAAGCGTATTCTTTGGCCTTTCTTCGTCCGCCATTTCACGAACGTCGCCATACTCGGCGGCAACATCCACGGACGACGAAAAGAATAAATCTCCCGCCTGGTTTTCCTGCCGCTCTCCTCTTACCCAGCGCGGCGCTTCGATCTCATCCGCCGCGGCGCTCACGTTTGCGAAAAAGTCTGTCAGTTCTGCGAGGGCTGCTTCTTCTTGTTCGTCGGTGAGGCCGGAAGTATCCCTTTCCTCACCAACCTTTTCCTGAATATCTCCCACAAGTCGTTCTTCAACGTCTGATATTTCTCCTCCGTCCACTCTTTCGATGGCGCTCTTGATTTCATTCTTTTCCCCCTCCTTTGCCCGGCGATACCCTTCAAGAAGCTCTGAATACAGTCCGCTACCGCTGCTTTCTGCCTCGACTACCCGCAACAAATCGCTGTAAATACCCATCTGCTTATCGGCCAACGGTCTGCCCCGCCGGACATTCGTGATGGTTGCGATAACTTCGGCAGCCGTAAGCGATTGCTTGAACTTCTTCGGGTATTCGTCGACCATTTGCCGAAACCAATCCGGATAAGACGATCCGAGAAAGACCAGGTCGCCGGTCACGTTGTCGACTCCTTTTGCGCCGCCACCTTCGCCGTGACGGACGGCATCAAGCATGTCGCTCAAGATAAAGTCAATTTCATCGTCAGTCAAGCCGGTATTTTCTCGCGTCGAAACATTAAGATCCGGCGCATACTTTTTCCAGTCGGTATGCCACGGCATTGTTTTAGGTAGGCCATGCTCTTTATACATCGAAACGACAACGTAAGGCGGCTTCTTGCCCGTAAAGACAAGTCTTCCATAAACAGGCCCGTCAACCCCTTCAATGCCGCGAGCGACAACCCTGTGACCGTTTTCGAGCCCTTCTTCCTTGAGCGCCTGCTTTCCGGCCTCAATCAAGGCACGATTTTTATTCTCTTTCTCCAGTCTATAAATAACCTGTATAACCGGATACGCCTGCCTGTATTCATCGCTTTCGAGATACTTTCTCTTCGATCCAAACTGCTTAGATTTAAACTCAAAGAGCCGATCGATATCAGCCTGTGTATTCAGGTCATAGAGCTCGGAATCCGGCGGGAAGTTTTCTATCTTTGCGGCCTCGGGGTCCACACGAGAAGACGCGAACGCTTTATTGCCCTCCGCCTCGATGATGATCCTGTTCAGATCATCCTCAAGGTCCGGCATCATTTGGACGAGTTCCTTTTTTAGCTCAAATGCCTGCGCTAAGGTCATCCCGCCGTTTGCATAGGATCGGAACGTCTCCAGGGCCGCCGCCTTCGGGTCCGAGCTGGTGCTTATCCGGGCCTGCATATCCTCTCGTAATGCACTGACAGAATCAGGGCGTGGCTCTCCCTGGCCAATCACGCCTTCCGGCGTCGTCTGGCTTTCCTCAGGTTCAAATGCAGGAACGTCCTCGGGCGTCACGGCGCCGTCTGTCTTTTTTCCCAGAACGGTTTTAGCCAGCTCCTTACGCTTATCTTCCGGCAGTCGCTCGATGGTTTTTCTCAACCCGGCCTCAATTTCGCGCCGTTTCGCGGCTGCTCGCTGATCGGCCGCCAGTGCCCGTGCCGCGGCGGGAACCTCAACCGTCGCCCCACCCAGGCCGCCGAACCCTTCAAGGGCGACTTCGCCCATGTCCACCTCGCCCGTCGCCCACAACTGCCCGGTTGCTTCCGACCCCATTTCGCCCGTCACATCGACCGCGCCACCGGCCAGGCCGTGAGCAATACGGGACGACACAGGCGGATGGACCAGCTTTGTGCCTGTCTTCTCCGCGTGCCTCATGGCCCGCGTCAAAGGACGACCGGCCACCTTGCCACCGGCCAGCGTGAAGGCCGCATCAACGGACGCCGTGCCGAGCGCCTTTCTTCGCGTCTTCCCGATAATATCCGCGCTTATCTGCGGGTCGGATATTAAGGCATGAATGTTCTGCTCGGTCGGGTCAAGCCCTCGCTTCTTGAGCTCGTCGGCCACAAAGCCACTGACTTCCAGGACCATCTCGGGAATCATGCCGCCCGCGACGGCGCCGGAATAGGCCATTACCGGAACCGCAACAGGGGCTCCTGGGCCTGTTAATGCCCCCAGCTTTGCGCCGCCGATCATGCCGGCAATCGCAGGAACCATGTTCGCGGCCTGCTCTGCCGTGAAATAGGCCATCCCTTTGGGGTTTGTCGCCGCTTCCTTGCCGATTGACCATAACATTTTCCCGAGGCTCGCGGCTTTTTCTGCAAAGCCATCCGCTTCATCCCAATCATCGCCAACGGCTGAAAGGCGTTCTTCGGCCTCTGCCAGCTCGCGGGGCCGGTAATTATCGCGCGTAAGGGCTTTTTCGAGGCGGCCCGCGTCTGCATCTGAAAACTCGCCGCGCGAGACGGATGCGCCTAGCGGCATATCCGTAACCAGCCTCTCCGCTCCCTGATAGGCAAGCTTCCCCATATTGCGAATAAACCCGGGATCGTTGCCAGCGGTCCGTTCGCGCTTGGCCTTAATGTCCCTTATCAATTCGTCGGTTATGTCAATCCGGTCGGGGTTGTCTGTGTATTTCTTTTTTTTAGGTTGAATCTGTGCGACAAGCTCATCGGTTATATCAACGTAACCGCTGCGGGGATTGGACATAGCAGTCCCTCCGATATGAAATTGTTATGTTTTACTCGGCCTCGTCCTCTCCGAGATATTCAGCCAGAATGCGACGGAGCTCTTTATACTTTGGACTGATCGTTTTTACCGCCCGCTCCCTGGCCGCTTTTTCTGGAAAGCCGTGCCTCATTAAAAACTTAACGCGGGTTTCAATCTCGGCCGCTTCGGCTTCGGGCGATGCGTCTTTTTTCTTCTTCTGAACATATTCATCCAGCTCGGCTTCAGGGTCACGCTTGCCGCCGGCGGTAAAGAAAGTATAAGGGCGCGATTTAATCCTAGCCGCCTTCTCTGCGGCCTCTCGCTTTTCGCGCTGGTATCTCGATTCTTTTTTTGGTGAGGTTGCGGGCGGATCGCCGGCGCCTCCCCGCGCCGACCGTCTGCCTTCCTCGACGGGCTCAATGATGATTTTCCCGTCCGGGCCGCGATATGCTCTCGCTCGGCCATCCAATAGCGCGTTTTCTTCTTCTTCTGAAAGCCCTGCCTTTGCGTAATTCGTCATGCCGAATTTGTTCATATACTCAATGGTGGCCTGGAGAGCCTTTTTCTCCGGCATCCCCTCATTGATGCGGTCCTCAAGGTAAGTGGTCGCGGCCCCATATAAGCCCTGAATCGTCAGGGGTTTGCCTGTGCGGGGTCCGCGCCGATCATTGATTTCCCTCTTGCCGATGGACGCCATCAGCGTATTAAAATCGGGAGCCTTCCCTTCACCGAAAGTGGAGTCTCCGAGCAGCCCGCCATAGTTCTGAATAAAGTAGTCCTCAAGCCCCTTCTGAGCAGATTTATGCGATTTGCCCGCGCCCGAGCCGCCTTCGCCTTCTTTCCAGCGCGGCCCGCCTTGCCCAGGGATGCGCTCCCATCGCCCTTTAGTTTTATTCCATTGCCGTTTTTCCTGCTTGCTTCCGACAACAAAATCCTCGGTCTGCGGCTTTCCCGTGATAATCTCGTTTGCAATTCCGTTTTTAATAAAATACAGACTCCCGCCGACTTCCTGATGTTTGCCGAGGTCGTCAACATCGATGATCTTGCCAGTGCGCTCATCGACCGTGACAATCTGCCCTTCATGCTGCATGGTCTTTATTTTCGGCTCGGGCCTAAGCGTCAGCGGCCCGTACTTATTAACAAGGAAAGATTCGTTCCAGACGTTTTCCGCCATTTTTGTGTTGAGCTGGGCAATCGTGAGGACCTGCCCAAAATATCGCTGTTCGAGCCCCTCCGCTTCTTCCATGAAACCATTTTGGCGGTAGATGCTAATCAGCTCGTCCATCTTCCGGGCGTTCATGCGGATCTTTTCCGCCTGCTCCGGCGATAGCTCGCTGCTGGTTGTCGATGCCTTTCCCTCTTCCTCTTGCGGCGGCGGGCCGAGTTGCTCCTCGCCGATCCTTCCACCACCGGGCGGCAATGCCCCCATCATGCGGGCCAGGTTTTCGTTGTCTGCGAACGGCTGTGTTTTAAGCGTCATACTGTCGCTCCTTTACATCGACATAAAGGGTTTTCGGCTCCCCGTCATTTTCATAAGTTCTTCAATAGTGTAGCCTTTTTTGGGTGCACGAGCCGCGACTGATTCAGCAGGTACCGGGCCTCCTTCGCCGCCGCCGCTCCATTTCTTTTCGTGGGCAGCCAGATCAGCCATGAGCGCTTTCTTTCGCGCCTGATCATCCATTTCGCCTTTAGCCTTAACCCCACCCCTTACTGCGCTCACGGCAGCCATGCCAATTCTAGCTCCCCGCTCAATCGCTTCCGCGCCATCAAAAGGCGTTACCCTTGCATATTCGTGATGAGCTTGTTTATATGCCATCTTCTCCCCTCCCCCATGCGTGGTCCGGCGGAAACGCCATATACCTCAGCCCCGCCGAAACGTTATTTACAAGACACATCCGTTTCGGGCACAATACCATTTTCGGATTGTCCCGCTTCATGCACTCGAAGCAGGCCGGCCGCCTGTCTGGATTGAACCGGTTATCGTTCTTCGGAACCAGTTCACCGCCTACCTCGTCGTAAACATCCGAATTGATTGGAATGCCGTTCATCACATGGTACGCGAAAACATCCTGATTGCTCCAATCGCGCAATGGATATGATACGTCACAGCTTCCAATATTATGCTTGTGCGCCCACTTGATTCCTGCCTGCTTGTGCCCTGAATGGGGCTTGGTTTCAACGAACCGATGCCCCGAAAGGCACACGTCCCATCGATAGTCAAACGTCCCAAGCGGCTGTTGATAAACGTCCCGAAGGGCGCATAAGTATTCACCCTCGACGAATCGATCCGGGGTATAGAGCTGGGCGCATAGTGCAAGATCGCCGTAGCCGATGCCGTAATGCCTCGCCACTTCAAAGACGCCATTCCGGTAAAAGACGGAAGTGTTTCGCGGCGGGTAATCCCATGCCACGATATTCCACTTCCGGATAATCTCATTGGCAAACCGGTATTTCTCCGGAAAATATGGGTCGCGGTGAAACATGACCGGCCACCCGAGTTTCATGTCCCGATTCGCCAGATGTACCAGACAAATCGAATCTTTGCCGAATCCGGCGTTGATGATCGGATTGTCATACTCTCGCGCGATCATTCGCAGGGTTTCCCGCGACTGTTCGACCTTTTCGTCAAATGTAATCATAGCTCTCCAGGTATTCCGGCGATATTTCCATGACGAGTTGCGGCGAGACATTGTTGACCATGACGCCCTTTTTCGGGCACAGGACGGCCTCGGGCCCGTCTGATTTCATGCAGCGGAAACACGCCGGACGATAATCAGCATTGTGCGTTTTGTCTGCCTTATTGACGAGAACGCCATCAACAAGATCGTAGATCAGATCGTTAATCGGAATCTTCTCCTGTAGGATATAATCGGTCACGTCCTTATCCGTCCAGGATTGCAATGGGAAGGCAAAGTCAGCGTACCCGATGCCGAGCTGCGTCCCGAATCGCAATTTGAACGGCTTGCCCGTGTGCGGATGCGCATCGATGTCCTTGTCTCCACGGACTCCAATATCCCAGCGATAATCATAGCCCATGCACCGCGGTTGATTATACAGATCAAGGGCACAAAGGTATTCCCCGGGCGCAAAGGCCGGAGGCTCGTATAAGACGCCCAGGAGGATAAACGTCGGGCCGTCCGGCCCCGCGCCCATTTCAAAATGCGTTGCGACCTCAAAATATGGGGCTCCGGGGCGATAATAAACGCTTGTCCTGCATGGCGGATAATCCAGCGCGACCAGGTTCCAGTCCTCGATGATGCGCCGCTGGTATGTAAACTTTCGCGGGAACTCGGGCTCGCGATGAAACATCACCGGCCAATTCAGGCCCATCACCATGTTCGCCAGGTGGGCGACACAAATAGAGTCCTTGCCGAACGAGCAATAAATGACAGGCCGCTTATAATTTCGCGCCACCATTTCGAGATTTTCTTTTGCCGCTGCGATTTTTTCTTCCATCATAGCGCCGCCGTGACTGCCAATGTGGCGACACCAACACCGGCGCTGACTCCCATGCCGATATTTGCGTTTCTCTGATTGGCCTTGTTTTGATAGTTGGCTTGCTGCCAGTTTGAGATATTGGCTCGCTCCCCCGCCAGCTTGTTTGTCATATCCATCATCTGATCCCATCCCTGCGTCTGGCTTCCAGCGAATCCCATCATGCGCTGCATCTTCATGTTGTCCGTGTTTTGGAATGTGCCAGCGAGATTGAGATTCCCCGCCGCGTTCCCTGTGGCAATGTTGGCTTTTGATGCGTTCACGCCTTCAAGGTCTGTAATCATTCCGCGCCGCGCTTCTTCCCGAATCAGGTTGTTTTTCTCTTGAATGTTCTTCATTAGCGACTGCCCGGACGTTGACAAGGCCCAATCCTTCCCGAGCTTCCTTGCGAGAACTTCCTGGGCCTGTTGTTCTTCGTTTGTCAGCGCTCTTTCCAGCGCCGGGCTGACTTCGAGCTTCCCCTCAAGCGCGTCTTGCTGGCGCTGAAGCGTCGCCTTTTGCGTCATGTATTGCTGGCGCTCCATATCGGTCATGTGCTCCAGCATTTGATCTTCGGTGAGCTTGTTCCCCTTCTCGTCATACCCGGACATTGCCAGGTTTTTGCGCATCAAAAGGTCTTCGGGCAAAACGCGGTCGAGCTTCTTGAGCTGGCCGTCTTCCCCGCGCTCGTACCCCATGGCTTCCAGCATGAAAGGTTCAAATTCCTTCTGCCAGGCATATTGATCCTGGAGCATCTTGAGCTGCATTTTTTGTAGCTCGCGTTCTTCCTTCGTCGGCAACGGCGGAGGCGGCGCTGAACCGCCACCTCCGCACATAGCTACGGGGCCGTCATAATCAAACGCATCCTCGTGCAAAATGCGACCGCTCTCAATGTCAACAATCAAAGTGTTGTAAATTTTCATAGGCTCCTCCCGAACTTCAACAGGTAGTAATCAACCCCGTTTTTTGTGGCATACGGCGTTATGTTCTTCGTCCCGGCAACGATGCCGAGAGCCGTTTGAATTTTGTCGTTGTGCGATGCGAATATCGCCTGAACATGGCCCATGCCGATCAATACCGCCCTCATTACTCTGTAAAGCCTGATGCTATTTTGCCATGACCGGCGAGAGAACCACACTAAAAAATGATAGACTTGTGGAATTTCGTGCTCCTGGATGATCGTGAAGAATCCAAGCTCGTGAATAAACGTCGCGCCTTCTTCAAAGCGCATTTCTCCCGGCGGTATCCCCTCGTCTTCCAGCGCCCGAAACAACTTATAATGCAAGTATGGTCGATATAACTCCATAACCGATTCCGTCGCGTCCGGCCTCATTAGTAAACCTCTGCAAAGCCTATGTATGGGTCTTCTTTGCACGTGATGCTTACGTCTCGTAAAATTGCGTTGCGGCCGTACCCATAGGCAGATATCAAAAACGACAACTCGTCTCCAGAGGAAACAGGTACGTTAACGGTCTTTGTTGCCTTGCCGAAACCCACACCATTCTCGTTGCTCGAAACCTCCGTGATTGTTACCCCGTTTTTTTGCAACCGGGCATCTGCGGGGTAAAATACACTGGAGGTTTCGATGGTGAATGACACCCTTACCGTGCCTTTGCGGCGCATGATATATTGATATTTTTTCACCCACGATGTCGAGGTTACCTCCCCCCCCACCGGGCCTGCATGTACTGCCAGCGTCAGTCCTGTTCCCGCTTCGAGTGGTAATAATTTGTTGCCGTTCACATACCCGTCCGGTATATCGGCGTCCGCGGCATAGGCCACATGCTTTATGGCATCCGCCGTGTTGTCCACATTCCCCAGGCCAATATCTGCTTTGGTCAGCAATCGGCCGGTATAGAGGCTTCCGTTCGAGAGTATCCGTGTCCGTCGGCCGGTTATTATCGTCGGAGTTGCGACGCCATCGACCGTGCAGGATAGCGTGAGCGTCCCAGCGCCATAATTAACAACGTCGACATGCCAGCCCGGGGGCGTGTTGCTTGCCGGGCCAAACGTGAAGGTGATCGGGCTTGCAGAATTAGCAATAAGCGTCGCGGCATGATCATCTGGCCCGACGGTATAGTCAGAGGCGAGGACCTTCGGCGGCTTGATTGCCATCGATGACAACGCCGGACTGATGATGCCGCGTTTTACAACAGACAGGCTCGAATCCAGCGATCCGCTGTCCCATTTAACCGTGATTGTCGTCACGGCAGGCGTCCCAGCGACTTCGACGTTTATCGCCGTGCCGTAAATATCCCCGCCGTCCAGCGTCGCCCTAATGCGCGTGCCCTTCATGTAGTCGGCGGTTTTGTCGCCGGCCAGCGAGAAGCTGTTTGCGCCGATATAGGTGGGCGAAGCAGGCTCGTAAAGCCATTGCCCTGTCTGCAAAGCGATAATGGCGTTGTTTATGTCCTCTATCGAGCGCACAGGGGCCTCAAACCAATATGTGTTTCCGGTAATGGCCGCCAGCATGAACCGTATTCGCTCAATCTCGCCGCGAAGGCTTTCCGCCTGCGACGGTGTCCCCTCTGGGCTCGGGTCCACCTGAGATTGCATTTCTCCGGATGTTGCGCTGGCATCGTCTATGCCGTCCGGATTGAAATGATCAAGAATGTTCTGGAATTCCGCATTCAGTTCATCGTGATATAAGACTTCCTCTTGCGCCCATACCTTAACCCTCGGAAAACGTGCGCCCCCCATCAAGTCACCCCCTCGTTATTCTGTGCTTCCGCTCCGCGGCTCTTAACGTCCGTGGCGAATTGCGTGATGAAAAAATCTTCATTCGGTCCGCTTGTATAAAACTCATATTGCAGCCTGCGACCTCGCCGCCCTATCTTGAATGAGGCCTCCAGCGCTGCCTGTGTGCCCAGCTTATCAATATCCAACTTAAACTTACCCAGCGGCACGCCCCCGCCGTCCAGTTCCACGCCGAACGCTTTCGGCGCCATATTCCCGTCTATCCACATTCGCACCTGGAGCGTGTGCGCGGCAAATGCTTGGGTCGTCAAATGGCATTGGTTGTAATGCTTGGCCGTGCGGTAATCACCAAACGAGTCCGGCGGCGTGCGGAACCCACCATAATAGCCCGCGCCGTCATCATTCCGGCTTGCTTGGTTAAGCCGCCAGATATGACCGTCCTGCCCACCGGTCAGCATTTCATAAGTCCCGGTCGCCGGAGCGAGGGATACATGGCAGCTCCTCGCATTGTAGCCGGATGCGGCCTCCTGATTATCCTCAATCATCCAAGCCTCGGCCGGATCTCTTTCGATATAGTATAGAAGGCATGTCGTTGGATAGGTTTGCCCGCGAAGCGCGACAAAATACCTCACCGCGCGAATCGACGGATCATAGCATCCATGAAACGCACCGATCTTTGAAAGATCAACGTGCTCGCGAATCCAGTCCCACATCCAGCTCGCGCGAGTTAATGAGGCCAGTTTGTAATCGCCGTATGATTCGACCGCGCTCACGCTGTAAATGTCGCCGTCGTCTGACATGGCGATCCAGTCATTCGGCGTCTTAACCAGCAGTCGCCAGCCAGCGACGCCGCCATTCCATTGCGCAGGATAAACAAACCATTCGTCTGAACTCGACGATTGGTCATTCAAGCGGTATGCTTTCCGCCGGCCAAAGATAACCAACTGGTCACCTATTTCGTCCATCGCGACAGGGCCGTATCCGTCCTCTGTGGTGATCGGGAAAAAGATAGGGCTTGTGTTGAAATCTTCCATGTCGCCCGGGAGGATGCTTGCCTTTGACATATAAAGACCCCGCCGGTTAATCGCGCACATCCGCTCAGATTGTCCGACTTTGTGAAGCTTGACTTGGAAGATCGGGTTTGTCGTAAAGTCAGCCGTTGGGGTCGCGATGGGCGTAACATTGCCGCTGCCGGTCCATACCCGTGGCGTGTTCACGCCATCGGCTATAAATACCTTGTCTTCGCCATACTCGAAGGACATCGGGTAAAGCGTGCCCATTGCCGCGCCGGTTATCTTCGTCGTTTCTCCGGCGTAAATGTCGCCGTTGGCGAGGCCAGCAAGGAGATAGGTCAGATTTGTTGAGAACCGGACGCGGAATAAAGAAGTCACGGCCGCCGCATACGGGCTCTCATACATCTTGGCCGTGCCGCCGCGCTTGCGCCTTCCGCCCCGCTCGAAAATCAGATTCCGCGTCGGCGGCATCATCATAAAATTCGAGACTTCATCAATATTCTTCGCGCCACAGAAGCCGCCACGGTCACACGTTACGGTTATAGTCGCCCCTGTATAGGCCATCAGCCCGCCCCCATCGCTTTGGCAGCTCGCTCGGCGTCGAAGCCCACGAGATCATGCGTCATCACCTGCACCAGCATATTTTGATAAACGGCCTGTTGGGCCGCGTATCGATCATCGTCCTCGCCCAGCTTCCAGCAATAGACGCCCTGCTCCAGTATTCCCGCCCATCGCGCCAGGACCGATTTATAAAAATCGCTCTCTGTGTCCAGTTTCATAAGGTCGGCAAAGTATCGGCGGCGTAACCCGTATCTTTCTCCCGGGACCGGATGGAGCGCCGTCTGCCCTGGAATCCCCGGAATGTTCGCATACCGACGTGGCTCGCCAGCGCGGCCTGGATATTCGTATTGGTCATATCGATCGGTTTCGATGAACGTCAGGTCTGTTATCCTGGCAACAATCATGTATTCATCCAGTTCCGCCGGAGCCCCGGGAAGTGCCTCGGTTAAGGTGCATTGCCTTGTTGCCGGATTATATTCCCTGATCATTGGTGCTCGCCCGGCCATCGGTCCGCTTAACATAAGCAGGATCTTGCCGGCCGCCGTTGCGGCATACTGTTCGGCCATGTCCAGCGTCATAACTTGAGGCGACGTTACGCTCGAAAGCCTTCGCGGTGTTCCGTGCATTATCCCGCAAGAGTAATTCGCTTCGAAGTCGAAAGGGTTGGCATAATGAGATACGCCTGCGTGGACCACATAATAGGCAGTCTTGAGAAGCGGCCTCCACGTCTTCCCGATGGTCATAATTTCGCGCTTGATGGAGCTTACCCCATTTTCAATCGCCCTGTTTAATTCGCCAGAATCGGGATCGGCGCCATTATAGAATCGCCTCAATGCTTCACGCGCAATCGATTCATCCGTTTGATTTGTGGGTATCATTCGTGCATTGCCTCCCAATCAATTCCGCCGGTCTGCCTAATCGGCGCCTTCTTTCCCATTTTCTGAACAACCAAATCAACCGCACGGCCAATGATTGATTCGCTCGCGGCCGCTGAGGCCGGCGCTCCGCCCGCAAGCGCGGCGATGGCATACTCAGTAATAACCTCGTCAAACAGGCCGTTATATGGAATAACATCGTCCATCGTCCTGACAGCTTGCGGCCTCTGGAAATAAGGGCCTTTAATAAAACCGTCGGCAACGGCGCCAGGGTAAAGCCGCATATATCCATCGAATAATTTATAATACCGAAGCGGCCCCTCTTTATCCTCATAGTAGGCGGCGACGGTCTTGTTTGGCACCGGATCAAGCAAAGTTCCGGGCTGCGCCGTCGCTCGCGGGAAATCAATCATGCCCCAAAAGTCGGACGGCAACAGCGCCACGTCCGGGCGTGACTTTATTGCGCACGCCGTTCCTTCGGAAAACGCAACTACATCGAACCCTTCCGCGATTGAAATAGCCCCCGACTCAACCGCATCTATCGGCAATAGGCTCCTGTCATTGTTTCCGCCGACTATTTCCAGGGCCATGCCGGATCTGAAGTCCGCCGCTATGAAGCCAGAAGCGGAGTCGATTATCGTCGCCGGAGTACCCTCTCCGGCGGGAATAAAGGAAATCGTTGCCGCCTCATATTCGCGCCTGAAATATACCGGCGCGTAAAGCTCCGCCTCCACAAGTGAGGATTCAAGCAGATAGAGCCTCTTGGCGATCATTACCGTGGCAACATTTATCGCGTGAAACAGAGACGGAATCTTGCCAGAGCCAATGCGCCCCTGAAGTCCGTCGGTCAATTCCGCAACGGTCGTGCCCCTTCTTCGCAGCGCCGACGACGCCGCAGGAACAGATACGACGATTGGCGCTATGCTTCCCGATCCGCTCATGTAACTACCTCCACATCCGGATTGATTGCGTTAAACCCTGTTTTAAACCGCCAAACGTAATATGTCCCGGGCACAAGATAGAGCCTGGCAATTCCGAAAGCGTCCGTCATCGCCTCCGCTACGGTGTTTTGCCCTGCCTCGTCCGTGGTTGCGACGATTCTCACGCCGGCAACCGGTGCGCCAGTTGCCGCGTTAGTGCATGTGTATTCCCAGACCTTCCCATATAAAGGAATATTTGCGGCCAGCATCGCGGTCTCTATGTCCTCCAGGCCTTCAACGACATTCTGAAGCTCGGCCGTCACTGACGAGAAATCTAGCGCCGAAATCAATGATTGAATCGCCGGAACGTCGGTATCTCTGATGGCGGCAATCCCCGCATTGTCCGGTGCATCGTAGTCCTCCCCCGCCAACCGGGTTGATATAGCCGCGTCCAGGCAATTCAGTCTCTCATCATCAGCCAGAAGCGGAGCGGTCGGGATGGCGTCGATTGCCGCCTGTGATGCCCGAGAACTGATTGTCGCGTCCAGATTCAAAAGCTTGGTACTATTTGAATCCAATTCTGAACGTATCTGAGCAGCCGTCGGCGGCGGCGTTGCCAGGCTGAACCCCGTTTTATCGGATACCGTGACGCTGGGCGTGGCCGCGTTGAGCGAGGCTTTTTCAAGGGCGCCAAAGTCGAGATTGTCTTTTGCTTTGAGGTGAACATGGACGTTGCCGCTGGTAAAGGATAGTGCCGAGGAAATCCGCGACAAAAGT